AGTATCCTAAAGGAGTAACGAATGATATATCTTGTAGATTTGGAAAGTGTTGAATCCCGCTACACTAAGCAATGGAAGACACATTTCCCAACTGTTCTAAAAAACAACGGACTGAATGTGACGGTGATAGACGGCCCTAGTGCAGGCATTCCCGAAGCCACTACACCCGGTGCTTTTTTGAATTTCGGTGGTACTAATATCTACAAGGCGGCACAGATTACAAAAATTTCACAACTGTTTTGTGAAGGCAAAATTAAAGATGGTGATTATTTTCTGTACACTGATGCTTGGAACCCAACAGTTATCCAATTAAAATATATGGCTGAACTGTTGGGTATTGATATCCGGATTGGGGGTATGTGGCATGCGGGTTCGTATGACCCTCATGACTTTTTAGGTAGATTAATAGGGAACCGTCCATGGGTTCGAAATGCTGAAATGTCAATGTATGAATGTTTCGATGATAACTTCTTTGCAACTAGATTTCATATTGACCTTTTTACCCAGACATTTTTTGAAGACGATAGGGATATCGACCGGCAACTCCTTCACTCTATACGACAAGTGGGTTGGCCTATGGAATATATAGAAAGCGATTTAGCAGACTATAAGGGTATGGCAAAAGAGGATACTATTTTATTTCCTCACAGGTTAGCGCCTGAAAAGCAACCAGAAGTTTTTGACTATCTTGCAGAGCAAATGCCCGAGTATAATTGGGTGAAGTGTCAAGAACTTAATTTATCGAAAGAAGAATACCACACGATGCTTGGTAAGGCAAAGATGGTGTTTAGTGCTAACTTACAAGAAACTTTAGGTATATCTGTATTTGAAGGACTTGTAGTTGGTGCTATCCCATTGGTACCAGATAGACTATCATATACAGAAATGTGGTCTGATACGTTCAAATATCCTAGCGAATGGACAACTAGTTTAGATGCAGTAAAAGAAAACATAGAACAAATTAAGACACATATTCGTATCTTAATGAATAAAAACTCTGACATGGAAGATGCAATGTCAAAAGAAATTGAAAATGTAAGAAACTTTTACTCTGTTGATAATTTAGTTAAAGAATTGCATAAATACAGATGATAGTGGGTCTCCCACTCGCTATCACTTTTATGGGAGAATACAACATGGCAAGATATAGAACACTGATTATGAATAACACAGGGCTTGGTCCAAAGGTTAAAGTAAGACGTTCAATCGATATGCGTGAAATGGCAGACTTTGGTAATATTACGGAATCAACGCAAGACTTACCAACATCTGGTGCAACACATAGAGGTGACGCTTTAGGCTCAACATCAGCCACAAGAGGTTATGTTAATCTTTCAACAGTTAATGACTTGGTTGTAGTTGATACACAAGACATGGGTTCTATCACAGAAACAGCTAGAACTGGACTTGGATATAATGACGAACCATATCAATATTAATTTATTTTAAATTAGCTATTGACATTACAGACCCACTCGTATATAATAGTATTGTATATGGGTGGGTTTTCCACCATACACAACAATATAGATAAGGAACATAGTATAAATGAAAAAGACTTCCGAAATATTAAAGGCACGATTAGATGCCTCGGGCGCTCGTTATTGGGCAGGAGATAATATATCAGATATTATCGAAAAAGGTGATAAAGAAAATCTTATAGACGAACTCACTGAAAAGTTTGAAGGCGTATTAGACAGTTTAGTAATAGACAGAAAAACTGATCCAAATTCAATGGATACAGGTAGACGTTTAGCTAAAATGTATATCAACGAACTCATGGCAGGTAGGTATGAATTACCCCCTCCTGCAACTGCATTTCCTAATGAACCAGATAATGTAACAGGTGACAAGTATGAAGGTATGCTTGTTGTTCGCTCGGAACTAACAAGTGTCTGTTCACATCATCATCAACCTGTTAAAGGTGTTGCATACATTGGTATCATTGCCGCAGACAAACTTATTGGTCTAAGCAAGTATACTCGTATTGCACAATGGTGTGCAAGGCGTGGTACACTACAAGAAGAACTAGCAATGGACATAAACAGAGAAATTCGTAAAGTTACAGGCTCAGATGATGTAGGTGTGTATATTCAAGCAACACATGGTTGTTGTGAGAATAGAGGTATAATGGCTCATAGTAGTCTTACACAAACAACTGTTCTCAAAGGTTCTTTTTTTGAGAATGCACATGTAAAAACAGAATTTATGGATAACATTAAACTACAACAGGAGTTTGCACCAAGATGATAGGCGCACCTGTATTTGAAAAAGGTTATCCTTCTTACGAAGCAGTTAACAAAAAGTCAGCTATGAAATTGAGATATTCAGAAGCATTTTATTCTGTACAAGGCGAAGGCAAGTTTGTAGGAGTACCTAGTGTATTCCTACGAACCTTCGGCTGTAATTTACGTTGTCAAAACTTTGGTCTTGAGCGAGGCAGAGAGAAGACACGTTATAATCCAGAAGTAGAACAATTAATTAAAGATGGTGTACATGAAACTACAAAGAAATTTGAAGACTTACCCATCATACATACAGGATGTGACACTTATGCAAGTATCTATCCAGAGTTTAAGCATTTAGTGATGGACAAAACTATTGATGAAGTAGTAGAGCATCTATTATCGCTTACTCCAGAAGGAAAATGGACTCAAGACAATGGACAAGACATTCATTTAATTTTAACAGGAGGCGAACCGTTGTTGGCGTGGCAACGATTGTACGTAGAACTATTCGAACATCCACGTATGAAGGACTTAAAAAATGTCACATTTGAAACAAACACTACACAAGCATTACACAACGAGTTATTTGACTATCTCACAGACAATGACCGCATTAAAGTCACATGGAGTTGTTCGCCTAAGCTATCCGTTTCTGGAGAATCTTGGGATACTGCTATTAAGCCTGATGTGGCTCATGAGTATGCTCTTGTTGATGGTAGCGATATCTATCTCAAATTTGTTGTTGCTGATGCTATTGATGTTGATGAAGTGCATAAAGCTGTTGAACTATACAGGAAAGCGGGCGTTGAGTGCCCTGTCTATTGTATGCCAATGGGCGGTAGAAGTGAAGGATATGATTTTACAGTCAAGCAGGTGGCCCAACTTTGCATGGAGAAAGGGTGGCGTTTCACGCCCAGATTACACATCAACTTATTCGGAAATGCATGGGGCACATGATGATGGTACTGCCTCAAGGCATGATGAAGATTATGAAGTCAAAGACAAAACAGGACTTGAACAAAGAATTCGGGAAGCTGGATATTAATAAGGAGTTAAAATGAATAACTATATTTTTACAAGCGAGAGTGTCAGTGATGGGCACCCAGATAAAGTAGCAGACCAAATTAGTGATGCACTAGTTGACGCTGGACTTGAGAAGGGTGATGAAACAACACGTGTAGCCATTGAGACACTTGTAACCACCAACCATGTAACGGTAGCGGGCGAAGTAAAAAACTTTAATCTAACAGATGCGACTGTTGAACGTATTATACGTAATAAAGTTAAAGAAATTGGATATGAACAAATGGGATTTCATTGGAATAAATTAAAAATTTATAATGAAATTCATTCACAGAGTGGAGACATTGGACTAGGTACTGATGATTTCGGTGCTGGTGACCAAGGGTTGATGTTCGGATATGCATGTAACCACACAGATAGTATGATGCCTGCTCCGATACATTACGCACATGAGATACTTAAAGACCTCAAAGAGAAACGAAATACTGCTTATAAATTTCTATTACCAGATGCGAAATCACAAGTAAGTTTACAATATGAAGGTGGTAAAGTAAAACGTGCTGACCAGATTGTTGTAAGTACACAACATACTGAGGGTTCTGAGCAACTTCTTAAAAGCACAGTTGGTGAAGCAGTTAATAATGTAATGGGAGATTTAATTGATAAAGATACTATATGGCATATCAATCCTACTGGCAAGTTTGTTATTGGTGGCCCTGATGGTGATACAGGACTCACCGGACGCAAAATTATCGTGGATACCTATGGGGGTTTTGCTCCTCACGGTGGGGGTGCTTTTAGTGGAAAAGATCCTACGAAAGTAGATAGGTCAGCGGCTTATATGGCAAGATGGTTAGCAAAGAATATTGTAGCAGATAACATGGCAGATTGGTGTAATATACAATTAAGCTATGCTATTGGTGTTAAGGAACCAACTAGTATCTATGTTGATAGTAACGGGCATAATCGTTCAATTCAAAAGTTTATTAGAAACAATATCGACTTGACACCTAAAGGTATCATTGATAGATTTGATTTATTTAATTTTTATAAGTATAGTGAGAACTGTACATATGGACACTTTGGTGACAAGAATGTCCCATGGGAACAAATAGGGTGGAACGGCGTACAGAACGAAGATGCGGATGCACTAGAAGCCGAAATCAATAGAGGATGCTAAAATATGTTTTATAAAACTAATGAAGAAATTTTAGGAATTACAGTTACAGAATTCGTTGATGAATGGTATGAGAAACAAGATTATATTCTTGTCGATATCAGAGATACAGAAGAACGCAAAAGTGCAGGAGTTGTTAAACAAACGTTTAATATTTCAATGTATGAAATACCTGACCAAATTGAAATGGCGCCTACACATATTGTGTGTTTGATTTTATGCCAAGACAGTACAAAGTCAGAACAAGTAACAAAGTATCTTAAGAATAATGGATATAAGAATATGCTTTATATCAAGGGAGGGATTGACGAATTAATACAGGCAGTGCCTGAATTGAAAGGATAATAATTATGGATATAATGAAACCAAACACTTGGTTCAAGTCAGAAGAAGAAACTGATAGAATACAAGCGAAAAAATTAAGTAACGAAAAAGAACGTGACATTGCGTTAGCTGGACTTGATTTAAAATATGGCCATATTACAAACGATGACCATGATAAAAAAGTTGCTACTTTAAAAGGAGAGCCTTGGGTTAAAGTATTAAAGATGGAACTTGAACTTAATAAACCCGGTTCAGGTTTCTTTGAGATTGACTTTAACGAAGACTTTGTAGAGTATCTTGCTAATAATGGCTATGAAGGTTCTGACAATGATACTATTGTTGACAACTGGTTCAATGATTTATGTAAGAACATTGTAATGGAAGGACTTGAAGATGATGAAGGTACCACTAAAAGTGCAGACACTAAAAGTAAAGATGGTGTAATCATTCAAAGACTAAAAACCGGTGATGACACTGCCGAATATTCTTGACAAGTAACACAAAGTGTGTTATTCTAGTACTGTATATAAAACTAAGAGGATCTACTAATGGCTACATTTATTCTTGTTGATAGTTTCAACATGTATCATAGAGCAAAACACGTGGCAATGCGTGGTGCTAATGTCGATATGAAAATCGGTATGGCTTTTCACATTATGATGTCAAGCGTCAAAATGTGTTATAACAAATTCAATGCCGACCATGCAGTATTTTGTTTAGAAGGACGTAGTTGGCGTAAAGACTTTTACACGCCATATAAAGCTAATCGCAAGATTGCACGTGAGTCATTATCAGTACGTGAGCAAGAAGAAAATCAAATCATGTTTGATGCGTATGATGATATGATTGGTTTCTTAGATAAAAAGACTAATTGTACTATGTTACATAATAAACAAGCAGAAGCAGATGATATGATTGCTTTGTTTATTGAATCACATCCAGACGATGAGCATATTATCGTATCAAGTGACAGTGATTACATGCAACTAGTCACAGACAATGTAAAGATTTATGATGGTGTACAAAATCGTATCATTACTAAAGAAGGCTTCTTCAAAGATGATAAGAACATGACACCAATGAAAGACAAAAAGACTAAAGAACTTCTCCCTGCTCCAGACCCTGAGTGGTTACTGTTTGAGAAGTGTATTCGTGGTGATACATCGGATAATATCTTTAGTGCATACCCTGGTGTACGTAAAAAGGGTTCACGCAATAAGACAGGTATGATTGAAGCATTTGAAGATAAAGCAACAGGCGGTTTTAATTGGAATAACTTCATGTTACAGAAATGGACTGACCATCATGGTGATGAGCATACAGTACGTGAAGACTATGAACGCAATGTAAAACTTATTGACTTGACTGCACAGCCTACAGAGTTAAAAGTAGATTTTGTAGAGACTATAGCAGAAGCAAGTAAGCCTAAGAATATCAAGGGCGTCGGTGTTAACTTTCTAAAGTGGTGTGGGGTGTGGGACTTACAGAACTTATCTAAAGCGCCTGATGAAATGGCCGCTATCTTAAACAAATCATATCCTCACGGATAATATAATGAATATAAC